ATTTTGTCAAAATTTAAGACCTATTTCTTTTTCCATATTCTGTTGAGATGCTGTCTTTGCAACTCAATTCTTATTTCGGCTAAGGTTTTTAGTGGCCAACGGTTAATTTTTAGCGATACTCTAAATCTTTTATACCATCTACTCTTCTTCAACCTCTGCCATGCTTGTTGTATAGTCATGGTCGTACAGTACGTAGGTGCTATAGAGTTAGTAGTAGGTGGTTATATACAGCACGAGCGGGTAACTCGTGTAGAAGAGGGAGTATTTCATCCCTCTTGACCGCTGTTTCCACCCACGAGGAGCACCACTTCCCCGTGTATTATGGTGGGGTTACTCTAAATCCAAGTGTGGGTGTGGCTTTTAGTCGATCCTCTAGCTTGTCTTCTTTGGTCTAAATCCATCCCCATAACCATGTGGTTAGCTTCAGCTACAGGGTCATCCATCCAAGCTTCTAAATGATCTATCCACTTTTCATGTCTTCTGTCTTTTATTTGTTCTTCAGCAGATAAGGCGAGGGCATCTGTGTACCATTTAACGCCTTGGGCGAGGGCGTCAATTCTGTCATCATGTCGTACAGCTCCTTTTTCTCTGCACATTCTGCTGATTTGGTAAGCGAGCATATACTGGAATCTATTTTCAGTTGCCTCAGCTTCATTACTCTTATAATCCCACGTAATGACGGAAGGATCAATAACAAGCCTATGCTGATTAAAAACAGGTTCAAGGCTATCAATAATCCTATGTTCTTTGCGGACATTTGCTCTAGTCTCCTCTATGTCTATGTTTGTTTTTGTCGTCTGACAATGTTTTCTAAATAGCTCTGATACAATACCATCGCCAAAGTTGCTCTCGATGAGCAGTGTACTCGCACCATACTTTCTACATCTCCGTAATATGTCTAATAATGTACGGTCACTGTAACCGTCTCTAGTAGCGTAGATTTCATGCAGGTATATAAAACCATTCAACTGCGATAGAAAGCATGCTACAGTCTCGTCTGAGCCCCTTCCAGAGGGGTCTACGCTGCATATGGTCTCTGTATACTCGCACCAGTCTCCTTGTACCTGCATAGGGCTGTACCAATAGTCTCCTGGTAGCCCCGCACACGGCAAGTCTTTGATAATATTGTCTGGACTAGAACACCAAATGATGTTTTCGGGTGCATGTGTGGGGTTTACGGGTGTAACTATTAGGTCTGCAAACTTTAGTGGGAACTTTTCTGCGTCAGACAGTGTAGTGTCTAGCATAAACTGCAACATAAAGTTGCTACGTCCCATAGATGCTTCTCTATCTAATAAATCCTCCTCCTTAAACCTTGTATCTGTAGGTTGCCAAGCTAGGTCTTTCTTTTCTAAGTCCTCTGCTAGTTGCGGTGCAAGCAAGCCATCATACATAGCTACCTTGCGAGGGTATCTAGCTGGCCATACAAAAGGTCTATAGCTACGTTCTCGTAGTTTATTGTAGACAGTAAAAGTGGTTTGAGGAGTTCCCAAGAACATAATCCTAGAATCACGCTTAGGAGTAAGGATAGACTCACATTCAGTAACCAACTGTAAAAGTTTTTCACGTTGTAGTTCTGTCATACTGTTGTTTGGTACTTCGACATCATCTAGTACCATAAGGTCAGCTCTAGATCCTGTAAGCTGTCCTGTAATACCCACAGACTTAACTGAGGGTGCTTGGTGCGGGGCTGCTGGCCCCACGTCAAACGATATACGTGACCAACGCTGGTCATCGTTCTTAGGTTTTAGCTGCGATAGCCAAGGTATTTCTAGTATTAATCTTTGACAGAAGATTGAGAATGAGTCTGCTCTATCTTTTGAAGCAGAGACGACCATAATCTTTTTATCTGGGTTATTGAATAAAGTCCAAAGGACAAATGCAGCAGTAATCCAAGACTTACCAACGCCACGAAACGCTTGGATTTGTAATCTTTTTGGGCCATTTTGTAGGTATTCAGCGATACATAGTTGTGCTCTAGTAGGAGCGGGTAGGTTTAAGTGTGTCCAAACAGCGGTAAGAAAATACCTAAAGTCTTTTTGGAGTTGTTCTTCAATCTTCATAGTTTATACTCATGTCATCTAAGCCTTTGACTTCAGATGGTATAACCTTTACGCCAGGTTCACTACGCCATTCTTCACAAAAATCACATAGTCTGTGGTACTCTGTAACAGCGTCATCTACAGCTTTCTTGGCTTTGTAGTCTACATATTGAGGTTCTAACCATAGCAAAAACCACACCATAGCCCAACGTAAGGGCCTAGGTGTAGCATATGCAATGTCTTTTAGTTCCTGTAATAGTAGCTTGTTAGGGTTAAATAGTTTGTTCATTTAATCCAATCTAATATTAGGTTTTCTCGTAGTGGGTTTGGTGGGAAGTTGTCCCTAAACCACACTAACCAGTTCATACTTCCTTTTTCTTGATTACATCGTCTACAGGCGGGAACACAGTTGCAAGTATTGGTAGCACCTCCCAAACATCTGGGATGTACATGGTCAATGGTAAGATCAAATTCATAATGTTTTTGTCCGCAATAAATACATTCATAATTGTTTGCCTCCTTAATAGCTTTTCTCCATAGGCGTTTTGCGTCTCCTGATGTCATGACTATTAAGTTTTGTGTGTAATGTTTATAAGTAGGAAGTACTGGTGTCATTTTTTACCACGATTTCTAGCTCTGTTTTTTGAAACACTTTCACGTACTAATCTTCCTGATTTAGTGTGTGAAAAATCCTTACCGCCCTTACCTTCTGCCCCCGCTTTTCTACGGGCTTTCTTAAGTTCCACCCTATAAGCAATGGCTTCTTTGGTTGAGTTACGCTTTCTGTTGTAGGCGTTTTTTTTGGCTCTGGATTCTGGGTTGTCTCTGTAGTTTCTTGCACTTCGTTTAAGTTGTTTACGTGGTAGTTTTCTAGGAGCCATTTTTAATTACCGATTTTTGTACTGTGTCAAAATCGACAGTTGGCATAATGTCTGCTAGTTGAGATAAAGGTGACGTGTCAAACGCTACACCTGTTATATCATTTTTGTATAGCCAGTCAGCAGCAGCTTTTAGGTCAGCGGTAGTAGCTTCACCGCTACGTATTCTGTCTATAAGCTCAGTTGTAACTAAATTATGTAATTCGTTAAACTGTTGTTCTCCTGCTCTTTTCATTCAATATCTAGTCCTTTTTTAACTATCTGTAGAGCTCTATCATCAAGCTCGTTGTCTGTTGATTCAACTAATTTTTCAAGGAGATCAACTACAAACTGTTTAAATTTTTTACTTTTTAAACCAGTTAAAACGATTGGTTTTAGTAGTGCTAACATCTTCTTTAGGTAATAATGATTGTATAGGTACGATGTCTTGGCACATGTGAGCTACACGACTGCCAGGGTATATCGTAAACCCTTTTTGTTGTAGTTCTGCACATTTAAGTGCACGAACAAGCTCGTAGTCAAGCCTCATCTTTTCTTCTTGTCTCTTAGCTATTTCTTGACATTGTTTAGTCAAGTCACGGTTAAGTGGCACTGAAAAGTTTATTTGAAAGCCCCAGTTCTCTGATATAACATAACCTTCATCGTCATACGGTGAGGTGTCATTACCCATATAAAAGGGGCTAAACGTCATTGTTGATCCATTACAAGATATGGCAGAACCATATTGTTGTCTAGACGGTGCTCCATTATTTTGAAATTGCACAGCCTGATTGGTAACATTTCCTGTTGCTGCTGCCACAGGGTTGGACGAGTTATTGGTGTCTCCTTCCGCATATGTTGGTGTTATTGTGAGAATACAGAGAGCGAGGTAGTAGTAGAGTTTATTGTGTAGTTTCTTGTGGTATCCCATTGTTCTACTAATCCAGCTGATCTTGATGTGACTTCTAGTGACCAAGGTAGTGTAGTGTCAGTAACAGTAAATACTGCATCGCCTCCAGCAATACCAGCACTTGCTGATGATGTGATGTTAGACCCGTTCCAAGTCTTTACTTCAGCACCATAAACTTGACGCTGTTCTATTTCGGTTATAGTCTGTGTAGTTGTGGTCGTTGAGTTCATCGACCCTGTGGTAAATTGAGGTGTAACGGTATTAGCATATGCACCTGCAGGTAGCAGTAGCACAGCAATAAGTAAATTTTTCATTGTTTGGTTTTTTCTTCTTTAACCTTTTTAGTATTACCAGTAGAAAGACCAAATGTGGCCAAAGCTCCAGTAAAAATCGAGGCTACGAACGTGATGTCGGACGATGCACCCAAAGGTTTTTTGACCATAGGTAACTCAACATAGTTAAGAGTGATGATAAAACCAGACCAAACAACAACTCCTAAACGCACTAATGCACCTAGTATTTGCATTTGTTCATCATGGTCGTCTACATTTTCTTTTATTTTTTTTAAGAAACTTTTGGGTTGTCCTTTGATAACTTTATCTTCTTCCATGCTGTTTTTAATATTGGTTTCATAGCTGTAACAACCCATTTAAAAGCTGCTGTTGCAGTTAGGGTTGCAGCTACAGAAACGACTGCTGTAGTAGAAGCCGTTATAAGTATTTCGTTTTCTGGTAAAGGCATTTTAAAATCCGTAAACGGTATGTCAACCTGCCTTATGCCAGTAGGTGCTTCTTCTGTAGCCTCTGGTTGTGTACCTTCTGGCTCTCTAAGATCACTAGGAGGTACTACCAAAGGTACATAACTAGGAACGTCAGCTGTTGGTAAAGGTATCGATATTGTTTCAATCTTCTGCAATCTCGGAAGTGACAGTGTTGGAATCTCCATCTTCTAACTCCCTATCTTTTAAAACTGCTTGTGTAGCTATTATAGCTTCTCTACAGTCTTGTTGTGTTTTAACAGCTTTATTGTATGTCTCTACAAGCTGTTCAAGTGATGATTTTAATTCTTCTGTGGATGGTTTCATAAAAAATTACCAAGGTTTGCCT